AACTTCTACGGGAGATGAAAAGGCAACCCGTAAAGCGGCGGCAAAAATTCGTCGATTTGTGAGAAAGGCTCCCCCAGAACTGCAAGATCAGATCCTCGCATTTGCAGAAAAACGCGAAAAGCTTCTCGAAAAAACGAGCGCCATGGTGTTTCCTGAAGGGCACCCACGCGCTGGTCAGCCTGTGTTTGACCCTGACACGTTCGATCAAGCGTTCTTTGAACTATCCGGCCTTCTAACGATGCAACATCTAAAGAAGACCCAGCTTGGCGACACTGTAAACGTGCAGAGAGATGCGGCACAACTTTCTCAAGGGCTACAAGAGATTGAGGATAAGCTAGCTAAACAAGAAGTAAAACACCAAGCGATGGCGGAACTTATGGACTCGCTTCGTTTTTACGTCTATAGCGATAAATTTGACCCTATCGACGACGGCGACAATCTTGTACGACAACTCCTAAACACCTACGATTCAATGGGTGAGCGTATTAAGGAAGAAACTAGTCAAATAACGAAGTTTTATGATCAACGCAAAGACTTCCTCGAGAACTTTCTCTCTGGAACACTCCCAACAGAAGTCATGGATCAAGTCGTCACTGGTGAAGTTAGCCTAGTCCACTACCTGAACGATGATAAAGTTCGCTATTTACGAGAGGTTAGGGGTGGAATCGATCCGGATGATCCGAGAGCTAATATGGCAGACGCGGAACTGCTCAGTGAGTACTACGCTGATTTACAAAGACGGGTTACTCAGGCGATAAAAAATAATAGGTATTATAAGTTTGATCCTGATGAAGAGTTAAAGACAACAGATTTTCATTTTAACTCTCTGGTTCGTGTACGAGAATCTAAAGTGTACGATGAGCAAACAAAGGCGTTTGACAACTTACGTAACAACCCTGAATTTTCAGGCGCACGAATTGATATGACTGATATTTTTGACAGGTTACTTGTATCAAACGATGACACACCCGTCTTTGATCATCGTGCGTTATCAAGCATGACCACTGAGATTGGAAAACAAGGAACTGAGTCTTCAAGAAAGTTAGCTGGACTTGAGCTACCCTCTCACCTCACAAAGAAAGTAGAGTACTTATTTGAAGATGCCGCAACCGATTACATTGAGTTTGCCGAGGATACTTTTGGTGAAGAACTCGTATCAGAAGTGATGGAAGTAAATAAACTATCGGAAACATCTTCTCCCATCGATAGGTTTATTGCTCTGCGAGAGTACGTTAAAGGTTTAAAAGACGAACTCGATCCCGAAACTCTCGAAAAAGTTACCCCACGTCTCGGCCTAGACCCAACAAGGTTTATGCACCTAGTGTCCGGTATTGGAGGCACAGCCGCTTCTAAAGCAGGTACACCGGGGGCAATCGCTCCTGCACAGTTACGAGAAAAGCTATTAGAGCGAGGAAAAACAGAGTTCTTTCAGGACTTCTTTGATCCTACAAAACGGGAACTGCTTAAGGGATGGG